CAGATTATCGCCGAGCGAAAGCAAGTCGATGACGATGTGCCTGACGCTTAATTTCGTTGTAAATAGTATAAAATGTTTTTTAAATTATTAGCTTTGGTGATTATTGGATTTCTCATGTACATTGCGTATATGAGATTTCCTCCAGCACCAGCTAGAATATCTCAACCTGTTGCTGCGTACGACAACCAGTTTGAGGTATTCAGGGATATGCAACCAGCCGACCAGACTCGTGAGAATCCATGGCTAGGGTTTCTTCAAGAAGATGTTAGAAAAAATAGAACAGGCCCTATTGGAAGCTTTACAGGGTACGAAGACCCTTCTCCGAATGCTCCTTTATATATGGTCCAATAGGACTTTCACTTTGCCTGAAAAATTACAGGTCTCATATTTGCAATAATTACTCCAATAACAATACCTAGTAAAATAAGACCGATTTGATTCTCTTTAAAAGACTCAAATGGATTTTTCTTTTCTGGCGGATACAAAGGCTCAAACCTCCTGGGCGAATCCATATGAGTCGGCCACTCATTTTCGGGAGCTGGTGGGGCGCTTCTTAATTGGGGTTCGGGTTGGTTTTTTGTTAGAAACGGTAGATTCTCCATCTGTATCAGATTCACTATCGTAGTTTTTATCTGGAACTATAAATCCATCTAAATCTCCATTTTCATCAGCATCAGATTCGTCATCTTCTTCGTCACTCTCAGTCTCAATTTCTTCTGAAATATTTACCGAATCATCTGTATCGTAGTCATCTGGATCGTAATCATCTTCAACTTGTTCAACCGGTTCATATCGTACAGGAGGTTTGGATACACGTCCAAAACGAGTAGTAACGACTTCATTGTCCGTGGTTTTTTGCTGGACCAGGTTCGCCGACATTATCTACATAATCTTCGAATGTATTGTTTAAGTACTTTGGAAAGAAATAAAGACCCTTGGAAATTGCATTTTGATTCAAAATAAACTCTCCTTCAAGTGCGAGGTTAGTTCCTATGAGATTGAGGTCATCATGAGAGTCATCTGCTCTCCTGGTGCCTAGAGAAAGGTCTCGTATGCTTTCCACTGCGGTGTAAAGAGCTTCTGCAGATAAATCAAGCTGGGTTGAAGCCAACTGTTCGAACGCGTGGAGATTGTCCAAAAAGCGCTGCCAACTGACTGGGTCCAGGCCCGAATACGGATGCACCATTTTCTCGTACCTCTTGAATCTGCTTTTTGGACCCATCGGGAAGAAAATCAACAAGAAAACTAGGAGAAGGACTACCCACAATAGCAACGTCATTGAGTTGCTCTACTATTGATGGAGGAAGAATATGTTCACGACCTCGAAACTCGCTACAGTCTTCGTCAAAACATCTTTGAGAAATACGACCAGAATGTATAGAAAACCATATGTGATTCGACTTGTGATTTCTACGAATATTCTCACAAAATCTCGAGTCCGTCTGTAGGTACCATCCGTCATGCTCGTGTCTTTGAACTCTTTTTACTTGAGTATTTTCTTGACCACTTATGTATTTTTGAATATATTCTTCAAGACCAGAGGCATCAATTGGGGCTGAGTTTTCAAAATGTACTCCTTCTCTCGTCCTGACAGAGAACAGCTCAAGAGTTTCAGGGCTTTTAGAAAATTCCCTCGAGCTCCCGAGTTGCTTCCATGGGACATAGGGATCTCCTGTCGGTTTCTTGTGAGACCAAAGCATCCTGAGACCAGATCCTCCGTAGACCGAGGCGTCAATCACGGTGTCCCAAGGCCCTTCTCCTAGAGCTTGAATCAATTTTGATCTTAAATTAAGAGCTTCAGTTTTATTCACAATAAGTCGAGGCCAGTGAATATGGACCCCAGATTTTATGAGACCCCCGATTGGCCTTGGTCTTGCTCGAGCTATGAGACACTCGGAAATCTTGTCGCCCCCTAAACTTTCATGAATTATAGAACAAAATTGAAGAAGATCGTCATCACTCAATTTCTCTGGAGCCTTGTAATCAAGGTCTACGAAAAATTTAAAGTTTTCCGTCTTTTGCTCGACCACATACAATTTTGTTCCAAAATTGATAGTTTCTATATATGTCCGGTGAAACTCTTGGATCTCATCTACAGGGACAACGAGAGTTCCACCATCCATGAGAGTATGAGTCCCTCCGCCCCGTGGGACTTTCCACTTTTCCATTATTTATTTAACGTTTAATATCTCTAACTACTGTCATTGATCACAAGAGATTTCCTATCAATGGTTGGGAATAGGCTGGCCATTCTTCAAATAAAAATTACGTGTTGGTGTCTTCCACTTCAAGTTTGGATCAAGTTTACTTTTTGTAAAACAATCCTGACTGTCAGTCGCAACAGAAAATCCAACACACTTTGGATCACTGGTGCAAGATGCAGCACATACATGTGGGTCGGAAGTTTTAATATTCTTTATATCATTGAACTTCCAAGTTAAACCTATAAATTGAGAATTATACCCATTTATACCAGAAGGAGGAGGTGGAGTCACTGTAGGAGGTGGAGTCACTGGAGGAGGTGGAGTCACTGGAGGAGGTGGAGTCACTGGAGGAGGTGGAGTCACTGGAGGAGGTGGGGTGTCATTCTGACTTTTATATAAATAATATCCTCCAACACCCAATAACAAAAGTACTATTATTATAATAAAAATAATAATCTTGATGTCCATTAATGTTAGCATATAAATTAATCATCCAAAGTAAGAAATGACCATAAAGACCTTGGTTTTTCCTGAGTTGCTGCCTCTTTAATTTTAGTATCAATTTCCTCTAGTTCAGCTTCGGCTCGTTCAATTTCGTAATGAAGTTTTCTAACAGACATGACATCAGCCAACTTCTGGGGGTCTGTGGTGGTATCGTTACACAACTTGAGGAGATGTGTAGCGAGATCAAGCTTTGATCGCGTCATCTTTATTAAGTTTATAGGACTTATTTATTGATCAAGAACGCAAGTTGAATGGAGTTTTATTTGTGGAATTGAGAGCCTCCTGAAATTCAGGATTTCTGAGAACGTGCAGACGAATCATTGGCCACAAGTTACTAATTTTGGTTATTGATTCAAGATTTTCAAATCTACAGTCATCATTTTCATCATAATTTTTTCTAAAAGGGACCTGATTTCCTTCCATTTTATGTTTCTCTTCTGTGAAGCGCTTGACTATATGTTTATGTTCTATTGCCGTCATTGGCAAATCAATTACATACACGTGGTAATGATTTATTACGTCAACTCCATCCTCGATATCTCTAGGTTCTGGGGTATCCGTGACAAATTTAAAATAAGCGTAAGAGCCTCTTTTTAAATTGATCGTCCCACGTGTTTCTTCTTCAAGTTCCCGAACCGCACAACGAAGTGGGTTGAAGATCTCGCGTCGGCGACACCCGCCCGTTACAAAAGTCCATTCTCGGTATCTTCGATCGTGGACGACCAAAAAATGAGGGACGTCATTCACGTGGGACACTGGGATCGCTATCGCTTTGTGCCGTTCTCTGGCCATTGTCCTCTACTAATATTTCGCTAGTAAAAAATTTATTGAGCCTTCCCGTACGAGGCTTATAAGTCACTAAAAATATTAGACAAGCAATAAAGGTCCATAAAATCCAGTGCATTTCTAATTTAAGTCTATAATTTAGTTGGAATAAAGCAACGAGCCGAGACCGTTCTGGATTCGGAAGATGTTGTAGTTCACTGCGTACAGATACTGAGTCGGATAATTGATAGGACCGGCCAAGCCGAGAACACCGTTTGGCAGAGAAGAAGGTACGACCAGACGATAATTGTCGAGGCGAGAGAAATTGAGTGTGCCGGTGGGCTGGAGTTTAGAGGTGTCGAGGCAGTAAGAAATGATGGCAACATTTGCTGTCGTGCTATTGTGTACGTATCCGTAGGGAGTGTTGTAGTACTGAGGAACATCTACCCAATGGGTCAGATGACGAGAGTCTCCGACATCCACGCCATTCACCTGGGTCTTGAGCTGATAATTGGAAGCAGTAACCGAACCAGCGCCGTTTGCGTAAATCTGGGAATAGTTTACACAAGGGAAGGCGATAAACTTGACTGGCTGGGCCAGAGCGAGCTCCTGGACCGGATTTGTTCCCATGTTGATTCTCTGGACCTGTGTAATCAGGAGATCGTGCTTCTCCTTTGCGAACCAGTCACGCTCTGATTGGTCCAGGTAAATGAAGTTCGACCAGGCCTGGTACTGGACCGAGGCATAGGTAGATGTGTTGTTTGATGTGCTAGCAACAAAAGAAATTGTTGTACCAGCAAGGATACTAGTGGATGATACAGTTGATGGAAAAGATACTGTTATACTAGTTGCTGAAGAAACCGCAGAAACGTACACTGGCCCGGTCATAGGAAGACCTGCAACATACTGACCAACTTGAATAGATCCGCCTGATGTACTTGAAACCTGATTAATAGTCAGAACACAACTTGTTAGACCAGATGCAACTGTAGTTGCCAATGGAACCTGTGCAGATACTAATGGTGTATAAAGACTTGCAACATTACCGTAGTAGAAATTTGAACCAATATAGCCGTTTGCAATATTTGCAAAAGAGACGACTACGTTGGAAAAAAATGCATAACCAGCTGAAGTTGCATTAGATAATGATTGAACTACCGCTAAATTTGTTTGGAAGTTAGTGGAACTTGCACCAACAACAAGCATACCCGGGAAAAGAGGACCGGTCGTCTGAGAAATGTACAAGTTTGCTGTATTTGAAGACAGAACCGTATCACTAACGACATTCATGGTGGATTGTGGTTGGGTAGTCAGAACAGGCCACGTAGGAGAACCAAATGTGATTGTCTGATTAAGATTTGACGACCATGTGATGCGAATCTCGACATCGTGGAACTGGAGGCCAATCAGGGGAAGGCACAGAGTCCACTCCTTGCAGAAGAAGAATTTAAAGGGAAAAAATGAAGCCTTCTGATTGTTGAAGGTCGAGCTGTTCAGATTCAGATACCTCTGAGAGAAGTTCTGGGCCCCGACAATTGGCTCGATATCAGACATATACTCGAAATCATGGGTGTCTACGATTTGACCGCCTATTAAGAGCTCAACCTTATCGATCACCTTTGACCAGTCAACATTTGTAATACCTGCACCGTTGTTGTCACGTGCAGTCAAAAAGACATAGCTTAGAAGATCACCCTTTTTCTCAAAACGGATTGTGGAAATACCATTTGCAATTGCGACTCCCTGAATAACCTGGCGCTCAATTGAATTTGAGAAATGAGTATATCTTTTGTAATTTGAGCGATAAAAAGACACCTCGGGCTTGCCGGTCAGCCAAGCGTCCTGAGGCCCGACGGCTACGAGTTGAACCACACCTCCAGACATTTACATTCTGTCTATATTTTTTTGGCTGAGAACCTAATTCGCTACAACTTGGGGTGGCGATGCCAAGGAATATGCCAGAGGATTCTTGTCAAGTTGCTGAATTGCGATATCGAGAAAATCTTTTTGGGCCCGTGGGTTAGGGTTTGGCTTGAATTCGTTGAGAGGGTCGTCGTATTTGGGAGGAAGGTAACTTCTTCCTTGATTCGATCCTGTAGTTCCCATGGGAGGAACTGGGAGATCATAAGCCTCTGGACGAAGCTGGGTCGCTGCCCCCACCTGATTCACGGGATCGTTTCTAACATTCATTCTGGCCCCGTTTCCTGCACGGTCTGGTTTAGACCGGTCTCCGCTCGATCGAGTAAGACTCGTGTCCGTGTATGATTCTGTTCCGACCGCATACGGCTGATTTACGAAATAATTTGGAGGACCCTCCGAAAGAGTATCCTTGCGGAGGCCCGACTCTTGGCGACGAGTCGTTTTTCGAGTCTTCAGGAAATCAGGACGTCCTTCTGGGGCAACAAGTGCGCTTTGTGGTCCACCTCCACCGAAAGCTCCTGGTGGCCTGTAGGCCGTCTTTGTTTGGGCCGCTTGATGAGTAACGTCTCCGATATAAGCAGCCCCTCCGTTCTTCACAACTGGATTAGAAGGTCCGGTCCTCCCTTCGAGAGTCGTCAGCTTCTCTTCGTTGATGTTCACTGGAAGTGCACGGAAGTAATCCTGAAATCCTCCAGAAGCCTTCACGTTCGGGCCGACCCCGAGACCTGGTCCTACAGTATTTGGATTTCCTAAAGGATTTACGTTATTCATTTTATTCGTAACATATTCACGGTTATACAAATCGTATACTGGCTGACCGAAAGGAGAATGAGAATTTGTTTGAGTCATATCCTGAAGATTAGCGACAGCCTCTTTAGGACTCAAACGCCAGTCACCGACACGGCGTCCTAGGTCGGGCGTCGTGTTCAAAACATCCGTAAAATCTTTGTATTGATTCATAGGGGTGGCCATCAAATCAACATCGCGTCGAGTAAGGGGTTTCGTGGTTCCAGTAGGAACACGGCTCTTCTGGGTTTCTTTTCCATCGGCGAGCCTTTTTCCTGCAAACACAAGACCAACAACTGCTGCTATAGCTAGAGGATCCATTATTATTACTTTATGTTTTTTATTGCATGTAACGCTGGCTGAAACGTTCGTTCTGAATATCACCAAATGTGTTTATGGGATTCCAGTTCAGGACACGAAGAGGAATATCCACATAAGTATTTGGAAAATCGTAAGATTTCTCGGACCACCCTTTTTTCCATGCAGATGTCGTCTGCTCTCGAAGAGTGCTCTCCACGTCAGTTTTATCAGCCAAAACAACCTGCGCTGGGCCTATCCAAATTCCTTTTTGGAGAATGTTGTGAGAATTATCCAAGGTTGGCATCTTAGTAGATATGCATATTTTATTTAGCAGCAGTTCCTCCACCGAGTCCTGCACCTCCATTTCCTCCTCTGATTTGTACTGTCTCAGGGAATCCGGAATAGAAACGGTCTGGATCACACGCTGCGCCACCTTGGTCTTTACATTTAGGTGCGAACGGTTTCCCAAATGCTCCGTAAGCGAAAGCTGCCTGATCGTTAGGAATTGTGCTGGACGGAGCTGTGTAAAAATTTCTTTCGGCGTCCCTTTGTCTCTCGAACGGGTGAATCTGGCTCCACACTTTCTGAACTTCTGCGCGCATACTTGGATACCACGCAGCAGCCGGACGGTCTGGATTATCGACATAGTCACTCAGAAGAACGTTTCCCATCGGGTTGTCGAGAGTCGGAAGAGTTACGTTTCCCCTAAGAGGTCCGGGTATTCTTCCATCTGTAGAGGAGGTCCTCATTTGTCCATCAGAAATCATATTCATGTTCCAAAGATAATACAAAATTGCGAGGGCCAAAACACCGAGAGCAAATATACGAGGTTCACGATTAATTAAATAAATTATACAAGTTGCATAAATTATAAAACGTGTCGTGGCCATAACGCGTTCTTTGGCAGACTGGGTAGCTGTAGGCCAAAAGTCTAAAAGATCTTTTGTCTTGAAAATATCTCTTGGATCCATTCTGTAATTTGTTGAGATTTTAGTCCAGACCTGAAAGGTCTGTCTCATGAAGCTCTCTTAGTGATCACAGGTACTCAGCACCTGGTCTTTAGTCCAGACCTGAAAAGTCTGTCTCGTGAAGCTCTCTTAGTGATCACAGGTACTCAGCACCTGGTCTTTAGTCCAGACCT